TATTGAGATTAAGATGTTGGACAAATGGTTTACCAAAAATTATTATAGTAATATGAGTTTGGCATTAACACGAGAAGGGAAGAATAGCAGATATCTTTATAGATTTTCAAGCGATAAATAATTTTATAACAGAAAGGGTGAAATTATGGGAAATAAATTAATTGCAATAATCGCAAGTATATTTGTTTTGACTACTTTATCTGGTTGTTCAGATGACAATACCATTTTAGTAAACGTTGAAAATAGTGAAGAATTATCAAATGTAACATTTGGAAGCGGTAATTTAATTCTAATTCCATCAACTTCAATTTATAGTAGTTGCATTTATTATGATAGCTCCACAAGAATCGTGTATTGGTGGAATGGAACATTTAGTTCGGATTACGCAACAACACCAACTCCATATTATGCACCAAATGGATTACCTTATCGGTACAACCCAGAGACAAATACTTTTGAAGAGATTAATAATATACAATAAAAGATTGGTTTGGTGATGATAAAATGATTAATTTTTTACAAGAAACAAAGTATATGTTGAAAAAACATAATAAAACATTTGACGATGTTATTTTTGTTGCTGATCGTTTTGGGGGTTTACGTATATCTCCAAAAGAATTTATAAGAAGATCCGAAAATATTAATTATGATAATAGTGATAATAGTTATGGGTCGGAAGAAATTAATGCTGATCTTATTGTTGTAGGTAAGGATTTTTGGCTTGAACGTCATAAGTGTTATGGTTTTGAGCGGTGGGAATATAAATCCGTACCTAATATTGACGATTTTACTTTAGAAGACAAAAAAGAAGGTCGTATATTATTTATAGATTAAGTTAAAGTGGTGATAAAATGCTTCCAGATTATATAGAAGAAAATCTCAACGCCTGTTCCAAAGAGCAGCTTATATTTCTGATAGACAAGTATTGGAATAGTTTGCGTAGCATTGGCGAGATATGTGTTAGTGAAAATAAAATGCACATCTCATCTGTAAGAGCGGTAGATGATATAAGAGATAATCTTATCTCTTTCCCATTCAGTAGTAATTCAGAAAACTTTTTAGCTTATCTCGATTATAAAATGGGCAAAATTAAGATGTCTGAGTACAGAAAAAGACTTGGAGTTGAAGATTAAAGGAGATGTTAAAATGATACATAAAAAGTTTATGGACATTCAGAGGATTAAGCCTGAATATGCTGACGGTTTTAACGTTGGTGATTATATAGTTATTCAAGAAAAGATTGACGGTGCAAACGCAGCAATCAGATATGATACTGAAACAGATACAATAGTCGCTCAGTCAAGAAAGAATATTCTCGGCATTGGTAATAATCTTAGAGGATTTTATGAGTGGTCTCAGACACTTGATAAAGAGATTGTAAAATCTGTTCTCGGTGACAATCTTATATTGTTTATGGAATGGCTTGTACCTCACACTTTGCCCTATCCAGAAGAGCGTTATAATCACGCTTATTGTTATGATGTGTATAATACTAATACAGAAAAATATCTTCCTCAGAGTACAGTTCAGGCTATTGTAAGCAAACTTAATCTTACTTATGTGCCTACATTTTATGAGGGTGAATTTATCTCTTGGGAACATTGTATGAGTTTTGTAGGTAAGACTGACCTTGGGCGAGGCACACGGCTATGTCCTTTGCTCGCCTTTCGGACATTTCAGTGTACAGACGGCAGAATTGGAAGTAGTGGATTTTTATGTTTTCCCTTCCGAAGATTGCTATGTGACATTGGAAGAGGCAAAAGAAGCTTTAAGATCTGAGGTTGGAGATAATGTTTAAAATTTTAAACCGCATTTTATTTATCCCATGGTTCTATGTCCAGACAAGAATATGCCGCCGAAGCATCAATTTAAACAGACTCGTACAAGCTGGTTATTGCACTAAAGCACAAGCAAAAATATGTCATAAATTAAACAAGGAGGTATGATTGTGGAAAGATATTTTGAAATCACAAAAAATAGCAAGCATTATCAGGGGCATTTCGATTATTTAACCCATCGTAAAGAGGCAATCGAGGCTACATCGAAATTTATGGAGGAGTATGACATACCCGGAAGCATATTTATGATTTGGGGAGATCACCTTTGGATCCCAGAAACGAATGCTTTTGTAGAAAAGTTCGGCGAGCAGCTTAGAAACGTCCGTTATAAGAGCTGTCGCTCATTCAAAAAGAATAGTCCCATTGGCAAGGCATTTACAAAAGCTGATATTTCAATGCCATTAAAGCCATTTGTTCCTTTCTTTTTTGATGATTGCTGCGGAGAATTTAATACACGTCTTTTTGATTATGAGAATCGTGTGTACTGTAGCATAGCTGCGCCAAATTTATCATTATTGAAGCTGGAAACTCCCGTAGGATTTGTCGAAATGAAAGGAAGCGAATTCTTCAAGATTATTGAAGAGGCGATGAGAAAATATGAAAGCGAATACGAATACGATGACGATGATTATGACGATGATGATGATGAATACGAAGACGAATAAAGTAAACATCGGCGAAAGAGAGGGATTTCAATGAGCAGAGGATACCATGCAGGTGACCATATGTTTTTGTGTTTGACCCCGAACGTGAGAGGATAATCAGCTACAATGGACACCTAAAAGTTTATCATACAAGAAATAATGCTGACAGATATGCCGGACACTATGGCGAAATCATAGAATATGCACCAATAAAATACGGCAGAAACGTAACTCAGATGAACCCCGTTGATGAGTTCATCTGTTCGGAATGTGGGTTTGCAACTCGTGATATGAGCGGTTATGATGCTGAGGATGATGATTTTTACAAGGAAATAAAGATGGAGGATATAATATGAAAATTCATAAATGTGACCTATGTGGCAAAGATTTTAATGCTTTTGATGAGCAAGAACACTTTGGTTTACATTATAGCAATGTTGGTTATGGTAGTCAATATGACGAATGCCACATTGATATTGATATGTGCTGTGATTGCTTTGATAAAATGATGTCTGAGTACATAGAGCCAAAGTTAAAGTT